TTTCGCCTCTGCCAGGCTCCCAGTGTCCACCCCGTACCGACGGCCTCTGTAATCGCCCCAGGGCGTGTACTGCAGCTTGTGGAGATGTCCATGCACGTAGTGCACACCTGAGCGCAGCGTCGAGTTGTACGCGGCGTGTATCCCGCCCCCGACCGGCCTATGCCGGATCACCGTCCAGGCGTCGGTGTTGGCGTTGGCGTGAATTGCCCACCCCGCCCGCCAGCGCGGCAGGTAGTCGATCAAGGTTGCGCCGGTCATCTCTTCGAGCTCGGGCGCATTTGCGGCTAAGTAGTTTTCAAAGCGCGCGTCGTGGTTGCCGATTGTGCGGATGAGCTGCGCCCGGCCAGCGGCTCGCTCAATCTCGGCACACCGATCCTGCACCGCGTACAGCTCGTCTTTGAGCTCGGGCTGTTTCTCCCACATGATTCTCGGGTGGCGGCTGATACGCGCGCCGTCGAGCACGTCTCCGTTGAGCACCACCACCGCGGGCTTGAGTTCCTTTGCAAGTTTGCAGAACGCCTTATGCGCGACCGTAACGAGCCCCGGCCAGTAGTGCGCGTCGGAGCCGACCAGCACGACGCCGTCGGTGACCTCAAGCGCCATGTCTCGCTCGTAGTCGCGAGCGCGCGCCTGGGCGGTCGCCTCGATTGATGCGCGAATCTGACCGTTTCGGCCGCCTCGCTGCCTGGCGTTATCGCTCTCCAGAACGATGCCGTACTTCGCTTCAAGCGACTTGCGCCGGCTGTGCACGTTGCGTGCATCAACGCCAATTGCGCGGGCGACCTTGGTGGGCTCTTTGTACGTTTGCCAAATATGAATAAATTCGTCGTCTGAAACTTTTGCCGCTGGCATCATTCCTCGAACGTCGTTAACGCTTGCTGTAAAAGAAGTCCGAGCTGATCGACGAACACCTCGTCGTGGCTTAGCTCGTGTGACATGTGATCAAGAAGGGCATGTGTTAGCTCGTGCGTGAACACGGCCTGGATTTGCGACTCAATAGGATTCGCAAGCAGATCGATGCGAAGCTTTTCCGGCTCCCACATTCCGACCACGCCTTTGCCGTGTCGCCATTTCGACTTTGGCAGGATTCGCACCGTGATGACATGCCCGAGCAATTGGAATCGCTTCGGGATGCCGGCGCGCTTCATAACAGCGCCGCCTCTGCCTTTCGCCGTCGCACAAGGCCAGGCAACACTCGCCCGCCTCCGCGCACCCAGCGCATGAGCTGCTCTTTGGCGCCTTCCCAATCTTCTTGGTTGATACGTCGTCGCAGCGTGCTTGTTTGGAGTCGGCCAGTCCCCAGGTTGTAGGTGAAATCGATGACCGCGTTGAGTGCTTGCGGATGCGCGATCAAAGATGGGCACGAGCGCAGTACGCTCGGCATGAACTCGCGCTCCAGCTGCCAGCGCAGCAGCTCCTCTGCGCGCTTTGGTGTGATGGGTGGATCGTCGAGCGTGACCTTGCACCCGTCTTCGTATCGCGTTGATCCAAACCCTATCGTGGGCACGCCAGCCGGGCACAAGTAGCTGCGGGCTCTAAAGCCTTCAAACTCTTTGCAGAGCGTAACGGCAAGCTCAAGGTTCATTACAACCCTCGTCGCGCTAGTGTCCGGTCAAGGAACCAATAGTTGAGCGTGCCTGCAACAAGCGCCGCGAAGTCTGCAGTCATCATCGTCTTAAACACTTCGATAGGCGCCGAGCCTGCATACCAGGCGTTGTACGCGTACCAAATGTGCACGAACGACCAGATCGCGAGCACCCAGTACGTAATCACCGGACGCACGCTTGCGCTGAGCGCTGCCGCCCAGCCGCCTGCGGCTTTGGTCATTTCAGTTTGCTGCTCGACGGCTGACTTGAAGGCGTCGATGACGCCAACGTCTACCGCCGCATCTCGCGCAGCGCCAATTTCAGACAGCTTCTGCTGCCCACGCAGGCTTTCGAGCTTGCACTGCTCTTGGAACATCGCCAGTTCGTGGGTGCGTTCGTTCTTCCTGTCAAATGCCTTCAAAAATTCCGGCACCAGGCGAAACGCACCGCCCAACACGCTGCCCAATACGCCGCCGCTGAGTGTCTCAAGCATCACTTGCCTCGTCGGTTCAGTAGCTCAAACGCGGCCTTGACCTTCTCTTCCAGCACCGCCACGCGCAAGTCGAGCTTCGACAGCACGATGATGAGCGTGATGACGCCAAGAACAACCGGCCATGCCTTGATAAACAGTTCAAACATGCTGCTTTGGTTGCTCATGCCGCGTCGCTCCGATTCAACTGAAAAACACAAGCTTGGCAAGAATGGCGAGCATGCCGCCAAGCAGCGTCAAGCCGATCTTGGTGAGCAGCTTGTTAAGCGCTTGCACATCCGACTTCATGTCGCTTGCCGACTTCAAAATGCCGGCATATCGCTCCGCACACACCGCTTCGTGCGTGTTGATCTGTTGCTCAACAACTCTAATGCGAGATTCCAGTGTCGCCTCTGCCATCTTTTCACTCCACTACCAAACGCCGTTGCTGTTTTCTTGTTACGCTGCTATTTACTCAACAACAAGCTTCCAAGAAATTGTCGCTTCATCCCACGAGTACATTTTGCCGTCTTCCGGCATTGGAACTGGGGTTTCCCACTGAGCCGTGTCTGGGTTTAGCACCCATGAAGGATAGTTTTGAGGTTTTGGCGGAACAAAAGCGTCCAGAGCCGCATTGTATGTATATCCAATACCGGCGTAATTTTTGCGGAAGTTGCCGTTGTAGCTTGTTTGACGCCATGTACCGCCAAACAAACGCTCACAAAACGCCGCGCCAATACTTTCTTTTTCAACGCCGTAAGCGTCGGCCGTGTCCTTGTTAGAAACGACGATCACACGCTGCACCACGCCGTTTGAGTCAATTTCTGCAAAATGAGCCATGTCTTACTCCTTCAAATGCAACGCGGTCAGGCTACTTTCGTCCCCAACGTAACCAACCGGAAAAGTGTTAAACGCTAACGATATTCGATCTTCGCCCTGCACGGTTTCAACCATATGGGTTAGATTGGATGGGAACAGCATCAAATCACCAGCGCCAACCTCAAACCACCACGAATCACTATTGTAAACATTGTAGTTTTCAGTCGTTATTTTGACTTGCTGATAACTATCTTTGTAGAAGTAGATCTTGTCTTGTTCACGCGCCGCTTTTAGGTACAAGACGCCAGAGACAAACGAATTTGGATGTGCGTGTTTGTGGTGAAACTGACCAGACTTGGTGTAGTTTAGCCACGATTGCGTTAGGCGCAGCGATACGTCGTATTTTGGCATGTAGATCGAGCGCAAATACTCGTTAACGCTAGCCTCGGTAAACGCCCTGAGACTTGCCATCGTGTCGTGACGCAGAACATAACTATCATTGCTGGTCGTATTTCCCATATTGTTATAGGTAGGCTGCTCATTTACAAACGCCAATTCCTCGGCGGTGTAGTCCCGTCCAAGTTCAAACTTGGCAACAGCCGTGGGAAAAAGGTTGTATGTGATCAAGCGGCGTATGCCTGTTCAATATCTGACATTTGCTTTTTAAAAGCGGCTTGTTGCTCTGGCAGCAAAATTGTATTGATGCTGTCCTCGAAGGCTTTGATCTTTTCAATAGTCTCCATCACTTCTTCAACCGAAGGCTTCGGGCGCGGATCGTCCCAGCGAGTAAAGCCTAATCCACCAGTCCACTCCCACTTTGCGCCGGGGCGAAGCAGGTGAACCGCCGTATCAATACCCATAATCATGTATGCCTTCATACAATTATCCGTTTAGTTTAATGATTACGATGCCGGAGCCTCCGCGACCGCCGTCATTGGAAGACCCACCTGGATAGCCAGACCCACCACCGCCGCCGCCAGTGTTGGCTTGCGCCCAATTTACGCCCGGTGTTGGGCTAAAAGAAGCGTATGCAACGCCGGGGCCACCGCCTCCGTTTCCGCCAGAGCTTCCGCCCATTGCCTCCGAAACGCCGCCACCGCCACCGGCATAAGTGACAGATACCCCAGACAAAGACGACGCGGTTCCGTTACCTCCGTTACCGCCGGCTCCGGTTGGATTTCCATTACCGCCGGCAGCGGAAGCACCACCACCACCACCGCCGTTAGAGCCGCCGCTATTACCCTGTGAGGGACTAACAGAGGGTGTGTTCCCAGCGCCTCCCGGCTGACCGTTCGGTGGATCACGGCTACTTCCGCCACCGCCAGAACCGCCGCTTGCGCCGCCAGAAAAGGCAAAACTTCCACCACCACCACCAGTTGATGTAATGGTACTAAATGAAGAGTTTGAGCCGTTTCCGGCTTCTGGGCTGACGTTGATGTTGCCAACACCACCAGCGCCAACCGTAACGACATAGGAGTTGCCAGCGGTTACTGAAAAGCCGGTACCAGTGCGGAATCCACCAGCACCGCCACCGCCCGAGCCTCCGCCGTTAGAGCCGCCACCCGCACCGCCGCCAGCGACAACAAGGTAATCAACAGAGGTTACTCCGGTTGGAACAACAAATGATCCACTTCCTTTGAACGTCAAAACCTGCGGCAACTCAGCCAAATATTTAATAATGACAACGCCGGAGCCGCCGGAGCCGCCGATACTGTTACTTGCGGGATTAACTCCGCATCCACCGCCACCACCACCGCCGGTATAGGCAGTTCCGGGAGTCGCGGCAACTGCTGTGGTATTACTACCAGCACCGCCACCGCCAGCGCCACCGGTTGACGAATATGCAGCCGATGTGCCACCACCACCCCCACCGGCGTAAGTTACCGATGCGCCGGTAATAGATGATGCTGTGCCATTGCCGCCGTTGCCAACAGTGGAAGAACTTGCACTTCCCCCAACAGCGGAGGCACCACCACCGCCGCCGCCTGCTCTTGTTGGATCACCGCCATAACCAGTGCCTCCATTTGATCCTTGCGATGGCGAAACAGCTGGAGTATTCCCAGTGCCAGCAGGAGTGCCACTATCATTCGCGCCGCCACCAGAGCCACCAGAGCCGCCGGCTTGATTCGGCGGAAATGGAGACATCGTACTGCCGCCACGCCCACCGCCAGCAGAAGTAATGGTTGAGAAAACGGAGTTGTTCCCTGTTGACGCCGCAATGCCGGGAGAAGCACCTCTCCCGAATGGACCACCAGCGCCAACTGTGACGGTGTAGTTAGTTCCTGCGGTTACGGCAAATCCAGTTCCTGTTCGGAATCCACCAGCGCCACCAGCACCGCCGCCGCTTGATCCACCACCGCCCCATCCGCCACCACCACCTCCGGCTACGCAAAGATATTCAACCTCGCTTACGCCAGTCGGAGCGGTCCAAGACGAAGAAGCGGTAAAAACCTGAATAATTTCCGGTTTTTTAAGCGCTCCCGCTAGGAGTATCATCATTATGCCAGACATAGGTTTAGCTCACGTTACCGTTGACCACGCACACCGTGCCGCTGATGAACAAGATCGTCGCGACGCCGCGTGTTGCCAAGGTGATGGTTGCCTTGTCGGTGTTAGTGCCGCCGATATACGCCGTCGTAATGCTCATTGTCAGCGTGACGTTGCCCGTGGTGTTGTTGAAGATGGATACAACATCACCGGTTGCAAAAGTTGCGTCAGGCACCGTGATACTGCCGCCAGAGCCGACTTCAACAAACAGCCCGACATCAGAAGTCTGTAGGGTGTAACTAGTGGTTTTTGCTGACCCAGACTTAGGAATAGCGCGGACATTACCGGATGAATCTTTGATCGTTCCACTAACTTCCAACTTGCTGCTGGGCGACGCAGTACCAATACCGACGCTTCCGCTATCGTCAATATAAGCGCCGCTGTTTTGCACCACCTTGCCGGTCGTGCCGTCAAAACGCGCAATCGCGTTATCGGTAGCCGACGCCGGGCCTTGCACGTAGGTGGTTGCCGGAATGTACGAAGCAAGCCACACAGAGCCGGTGTAGACGCGCATCTCGTTAGAGACGGTGTTGAAATACAAGGCACCAGTAATGAGCGGATTTCCGTCGTTATCAACGGTCGGGTCAGACGCCTTCGCGCCGAGGTACCGATCATCAAAGGAATCATACGAGGCTGCTGCTGCTGCCGCTGATCCAGCCGCTGCCGTAGCGCTGCCAGACGCGGCGGATGCACTAGCCGCCGCTGCCGTGGCAGACGTTGCCGCGCTTGAAGTCGAGCCAAACAGCGCATCAATGTACGAGGTGGTGTAGGCGTCGGTAATGCCGTAGCCAGCAAGCGTCGTCGGGTTAGTGCCGCCAGTCACACGACCGTAGACATCGACCGTAAGCGACTTGTAAGTGCCAGCCGAGACGCCCGTTGCCGCCAGGTCAATTTCATCCGCGCCAACGACAATGCGAGACACAGAAGCCGACTGCACGTTGAGCGTGTTGCCGATTTTGACCATACCCGCGCCAGCGACGACCTGACCGGCACCGGAGAATTGTGTCCAGTTGACCGGCGTCGTGCCGAGTGTGCCGCCTGCCGAGATGGTGCACACGTAGCCGTTGTCGTCGTTGAGTGTGCCACCCTCGACAAACACGAAGGCCGACACCAACTCGTCCCAGGTGTTGGCGTCAGCAGCGCGACTCCACGCGCCAGCAGCGGCGACGTAGATGCCATTCTCTGCCGCGCTAGTCTGATCTTTGACCAACACGCGCTGGCCTGCCGTAACAGCCACGCCGTCGATGGTCTGTGTGCCAGACAGCGTAATATTGCCGATTGTCGCAGCGACGCACGACGCTTTCGCATCCAAGCCCTGCGCGACAGAATCGACGTACTGCTTGTTGGCCGCGTCGTTGTTGGCTACCGGGTCAGACAATCCCGAAATAACGCCGCTCGTCATGTCGAGCGAGCCGTTGATTGTGACGTTGTTGAAAGTTGATGTTCCAGACGCCGCCGTGACGTTGCCCGTGACGTTGCCGATTAAGCCACCCGTCGCGGTAATCGCACCACTCGCCGCCAAAGTTCCGGTGAACGTGACATTGCCCGTCACCCCCAGCGTGCCGCCAATCGTCGCGTTACTCGTAACGGTTAGCGCCTTGCCTGCCGGAATCAAAAGGCCGTTAACAGTGTATTGAAGAACCGGAATGCCAAGAATCGTCGCCCACATCTCGCCCGAGCCAGAGCGATAAAAGCCTGACGACGTTTCGTTTAGCCAACCTATACCGGGCGTTGACGCCCCGCCGTCCGCCAAACGGAACGGCGCCAACATTCCACCTTCGCCAGTTCGCGAAAGCGAATTTGTCAGCTCTTCGCCAATGTCCTCAAGGGTTGTGTTTGCCCAGTTTGCCTCGATGACTGTGCCGGCTTCCACCGGGTTGCCAGCGGGCAAAGTGTATGTACCTGATCCGTTGCGGGGCATTGCTTTACTCCACCTCAGTCTGAACTGTCATTGAACGACCGACGTTTGCGACTTGCTGCGCCGTTAAGTTGCCTTGAGCTTGCAATTCTTGCAATCGTCTCAGCAGGGCTTGTTGAGCCGCCGGGTCGTTAAAGTTGGTCAAGATGCGCGCAATTTCAGCGCGTGTGTTTGCGTTAGCGCCGGCCATAACTCTGTCGTAACCAGCGCGCAAACTGCGCACGGCGACGTTACTGACGCCGCTCGTCGCGGCATCTGCTGCAAGATCAACGGCCACATCGGCGGCTTCTGCTGCCTTGTCTGCGGTCTGCGAGCCCGAGCGCACAAAGGCGTTCGTGCGCGCGGTTTCGTTTTCGGCCGTGATGCGATCTCGCAGCGCTTGCACGCGGCGATCAGGCGTTGCCGCCTCAAGTTTGGCGCGAGCATTGCGGTTCCCCGCGACCGAGCGCAACACGTTTGGCGACGATAAAAGGTCTGGCATTCCCTCAACTTTGTTGCGAAGCGCGTCAACAACGCCACGCCCGTAATATTTGAGCTCTGCCGGGCTGCCCGTCTGACGCATCGCAATAACGTCTTGCAACGACGCATTCGGAAAATCAAGGCCGCTGTTGAACGCGTCGCGCGCCTGCGCCGGCCCGGCGTAGCTCGCACGAGCGTTTGCGTAGATGTCACCAAACGGAGCAGCGTCTGCGGCTGCCACGAGCTTGCGATTAACGTCGCCAGCCATCTCTCGCGACGTGCGCGTGCTGACATCAATCGAGTCTGCGGGCCGCGGCCCCTGGCGATAAACAGGAAGCAGCATCTCGTCAATATTTTGCTTAACAAGATCGATGTCTTGGAACGTCGGGCGACGCAGCAAGTTGCCCTCGTCGTCGTAGAGCGGATTGACCGACCTACCCCAGGCGCGCCGCGAGGCTTCTGCTTGTTGCACAATCTTCTGCACTGCCGGCAACTGGAAAGTGCTCAAAATTTTTGGATCGTCTAGATCCGGCAGGCTGCCAAGTTGCTGATAGAACGGCGACGACTCCATGCGCGCCTGCATGGTTAGGTCATCCGAAACACGCCCCGAGTTGCCCGAGCTTTTGCGCCCGAGCGCCTTCTCAAGAATATTGATGACGCGATTTGGCTGATCTGCTGCGCGCTTTTCAAGGGCGCGATCAACAATCTCGCTGCCCTCGCCCGGCAACGTGCGCACGGCGCGCCCGAGGCGCTGCGTCTGCGCTCCACCAACGTCAATAAGGCCAAGCGGCACGCCTAGCAGGCGAGCCTGCTCAAGACGCGCTGCGGCGGCCTCTGGGGACACTCCAGCGGCCTCCATCGAGGCAAGCACCTTGGCCTCAGCCGCCGTGAGCGGCGCTTGGGTGACGCCCTGAGCAGACGGCGCGGTCATGTAGCTCAAACCACTACGTCCTGCACCAATCGCATCAGCCACTCGACGCAAATACGGGGTAAGGTATTGACCGGCCACGCCCGCGGTTTGAATACCGCCGCCGACAGCGCCGCCTAACGTGGCGCCGACAAGGCCTCCTTCCAAACCTCCCATTTCGCGCTTGCCCGGTTCCGCTGATAAATAGCCGGCCGTCATGCCAGGCAGTACGGACGCTTCGCCACCTCTTAACACTGCACCGCCAACGCTGTTAGCGCTACGGACTGCATTGCCACCACCGTACAGCGCATCCATCGTAAGCTTGAGTGCACGGCCGCCCGTAGTCGTCGCTGCGGCTCCGGTGCCCATAGGCCCGGCTAAAGAGCCGGCAAGAGTTGACGCCACGACCGGAGCCACGGCGCCAAGCGCCGTCGCGCCGGCGGACAAGTACGGGTGCTCAGTCTGGAAAGCCGCTCGCTCGCGGCGTTGACGCTCAAGTGAACGACCGTACTCATTACCAAACAGCGTTTCAGCGCCTGCTTGCAACTCGTCGGCGCCGCCCAGCGTGAGGCCCTGGTTGAACTGCTGCGCGAGCCCGCCTAGCATCCCAGGCGAATTCTTCTGCGCGTGCTGCTTGTACGCCTCGTCAGGCGTCGCAGCTTCGTAGACCTGTCCTTCGATTCGATACAACGGCATGACTTACCTCAACGGGGCGGCAGGTCGATAATTTGAGGGCCGGCGCCAGATGCTGACGCCGCGGGCGCGAGCAGCGCGCCGTCAACGATGACTGCGCCGATATCCAGACCGCGCTGGCGTGCGACCGTGGCGTAATGCGCGGCTTCGCTGCGCATTTTGGCCTCGGCGGCCCGCTGATAGAGCTGCGCGAGCGAGTTAATTTGCTGGATTGCCTCGTCGTTTAACGGCTCACCGCGCAGCAAGTTAGCGCTCAGGTTGCGCGCGCGGCCCTCAAGGCCTTGCGCCTTGACGACGCGATCAAACTCGCCTTCGCGAACCACCGAGCCAGGATCGAGGAATTTATTGAGCAGGATCACGAGCGACTGCTGCGTAATAGCGTCCGGTCGCGTGCCGGCGGGCGTCGCAGCAATGATCTCGGTGATCTTGCGCGTCGCGCCGAGCTCGGTGCGCAAGTCTTTGGTGATCGTTTCAAAATCGTTGCGCAGCTTGTCTTCTGCGCGCCACAGACGTGAATCGTTGGCGCCGTCTCCCGCGGCCGCACGCAAGCCAGCAATTGCCATGCGATTAGCGCGGTCTGCCTCTCCCTGCTCTTCGCGAGTTGCTTGAGCGCCATAAAGCTGCCCAAGACCTAAGAACTTTTCTGCACGACGCTCTTGCGCGTAGGATGGATCTTTGACGTACTCGCCGCTTGGCGTGATATAGCCAGCGTTGCCGACCTTGAGTGGGTCTTGCGCGGCCATCGCGCGCTTCAGAAATTGCGCCTGCACCGGCTGAAAGCGCTCGCCAGCATATTGCGCGGCAAGCGCATTGAGCATAGCGCTCTCGCCTTCTTGACCACGCTGTTTCGCGTATTGCTGCAGTCCAGTCACATCTGGGTCGGCCGAGTATGCGTCAAGTCCCTGACGAGTAAAGTAGTCGGCCATGCCGCGCGTTGTTTGCGGAAGCATTGAGCTGTCGCCTGGCTTGACGTTGCTTGTCAAAGCACCGCCGGCGGTAGCGCGTTGAGTTGAGCGCGGCAGCATTTTTGGCCGTTGCCCAGCAACCATAACCTTTCGCAGTTGCTCCTCAGCATCTGCAAGCGGGTCGATGCTCAGCGGCGGCATTTGGAAGTTGTAGTCCATACTGCTCTCCGCTTAATACATCCCGTAGTTTTCTTCTGGATCGTACGGGCCTTTACCGCCATACGAACCAGACGGCGGCAGCATTGCTTGCGGCGTTGTGCCGGTCGCCATTGCACGGCGCTGCAGCATGCGCTGTTGCATCTCGCGCAACATGTCGCCCTGCTTTGTGTTGAATTCGCCGAATTTTTCATCGACTTTTTGCTGCCCCTTACGAGCGCCATACGCCTGCCCGAGCTGCGCAAGCCCTTGCGCAATCGACGGGCCCACATAAACTCGGCCAGCCATGCCGCCTTGAAGGGGCTGCATTGACTGATCGCGAAGCGCGGTTACTTGCGCCTGCTTACGAGCAAGCCGTTGCTCCTCGGGATTCATGGCGCCCATTTGCAACAGATATTCGAGCATCAAATCGTCATTCATTTTCCTATGCTCCGTAATTTTTTAACTCTTGAACGCAAATGGATTCCCAAGCGCAGCGCTTCCAAGGCTAAACAATCCGCCAATCGTGTTTCCAAACGCGGCGTTTTTTGCGTTTTGCGCATCAAGCGCGGCCTGGTACTGCATGTTTGCAGCATTCAAAAGCTGCGGCGTGTCAGCAATTCCTGCCGCCTGGAAGCCTGGCATCTGCGGCATACCGACTTGCTGGCCGGTAAGTAGAGCGTTCATCTCGTTGAGTGGCATCGAGCGTTGCAGTTGCTGCTCGGCAATCGCTTGTTGTCGCAAACGATTTTGCTGATCGGCATATTGCTGCGCCATGTTGAACTGCTGCATTGCAGCGGCGTTGTTTGCCTGCTGCCTCGAAATGTCCATTGCAGACGCTTGTTGCAATGCCTGGTTGTTGAATTGGTTGTTTGCCAAGCGCATCTGAAACGCTTGGTTGGCAGCCGAGTTGGCAAAATTGCCAGCGCCCACATCCTCGTTAAACGCTTGTTGCCGGCTCCCCATCTGCATGCCGTACAGGCGCTGAGCTTCGTTGCCGGCAATATCAAGCGCATTAAAGCGCTCAGACGCTTGTCGTCCAGACAAGTCGTCAAACGCGCGCTTGTACGCCTCGGTGCCTTTTTGAAAACCTTGATTAGCAAGTTGCGTTTCGAGCGACGATTGCTGCATTTGATGGACCGGCAGCATTCGCCCGACCAAATCGGTCGCGATGGCGTCGCGATATGACGGGTCAAACGCCGGCATTGCCGGGTTGTCTGCCATGTTCAAAGACCGCTGCACTCGCGTCGGACCGACACCAGTCGAGAGCCCTGGCGCGTAGTCGGAAACGCCAGCAGACAACTGCCCCGGCATTCCAGCCGAGGTAAGCGACGGCATGTTTTGCCAATCAAAGGGCTGCGTGTATGCGTCTTGCACACGCCCCATGAAACCACCAGCAAGGTCACTTCGCTGCTGCTGAAGGCCAATTTGAGAATCCAGCGCCGCTTGCAATTCCGGCGTCAACGTCGTGTTTTGCGTCCACTGCGTCACAACCTGACCAGTCGCCGGATCAGTTGTTGCGTTGGTCGTCCACGACTCCGAGCCCCACGGCGTGTTCACCGTCGGACGGTTCGCAAAGTTCTGAATGTTCAAATTTTCCTTCGACGCCTCTGCCTGCGCCAGTGCGGCGCCGGTATAGTCAGGCGGCGGCGGAGATGACTTCTTGCCCATCTTGTTTCCTCAGATAGCGGCAATTTTCGCGCCGCATTTTTAATAGGATTAACTCTCCATCAGGGTGCGCATCTTTGATTCGCGCAACTTCTTCAAACCCAACATGTTTGTCAAATCGCAACGCTTGCTTGTTGCCGGATGGCACCAAGCCCAACACAACGCGGCATCCGGCGACGTTGAACGGGTAGTCAAATCCGGCAAACAGCAAATCACGCGTCACCCAATTCCCTTCACCGGCAACATGCATCTGGCATGAGGCGCCATTCCAACCATCAAAACCGACCACGCCCAAGATCTTGCCGTCGCGATTGACGTTCGCGATGCAGCGCAAGTGCGGCGATGGCATCAAGCCGATTCGCTCGCACAACCAGCGCGCCAGCACTTCTTGATTTGCCGTCTGGATCATTAACGAAGCATCTCCTCGCCAAACATCCACCAAGGCATCTCGTTGCCGTATATCAACTCCTCTGGAAGCGGTTGCTGAGCCTGCACGGGTTGCTGTGGCTGTTGCATGTCGAGCATTGCCAGCAAGTTTGGGTCAATAAGTTGCGGCTCCGGCGCTGGCGGTTGCATTGCTGCCGCCACGTCAGGCGGAGGCGTGAAGCCTTCAACAAACGTCGGCGCCATTTGGAAAAGATCGGTCGGCATTTGAAAATTCAAAATCTCGCGCAGGCTCTGCAAATCCTCCGGCGTTGCATTTAATTGCGGAGCCAGAGGCTCAACCGGCGGCGGCGTGTTGGGTGGCACTACTTTGCCGAGAATGTCGCGCACCGACGGCTCCGGCGTGACCGGAGTGGTAGGCGCAACGGGCGGCGGTTGGTCTGGCTGCCGCCACGGGTCAGGATCTTCTGCCGGCGGCGGTGGCAAGTCAGGACCGACTGGCGGCGGCTCATAGCGAAAACGCCACGGGTCAGGGTCTTCTGCTGGCGGCGGCGGCAAATCAGGGCCGACTGGCGGTGTCGGTGGCGCTATGTCGGGCCGATTAAGCAGCGGCGGAACGCCTGGCTCTCGCCGAAAATTCGGCTCGTCACCTAAAATTTCGCGCGACGGCGTTGGTGGCGTTGGCGGCGGGAAATTTGGCAATCGGCCATCCGGCGTCAATCGCAAATCAAGATCCGGTCGGAATGGAGGAGTCGGCGGCGTGCGCGGCGGCGGCACGGGCGGCTGCGGCGGCGGCTGAACAGGAGGCGGCGGCTGAACAGGCGGTGACGGCGGCTGAACAGGCGGCGGTTTAGGCACTGGGCCAGTTGGCGCTGGCAACGTCGGGCTTGCGCGATTTTGCCAAGCAAAATTCAACGCTTGCGGGCCAGAGCCCATTGTAGTCGCCGGCTGCGAGTTTGCTCGCAGAGCTGCAATTAAAGGATTAGCTTGAGCCATCACATCACTCCGCCGATTTCACTTAACGTGTGAAAACTTGCAAACAAAGTTGACCCGCCCAGCCCTCGAATGCGCATGCGCAACGATCCGTAGTAACCAAGCCCTGTAACTCCGATCCAAATCTCGTAGGTGTTTGATGACGACGCCCATCTCGCTAAGTTCCAACTGCCGTCATCCCACTCTGGCCGCGGGTCAGTTGTAAACGACGGCGCACCGGCGACGTTGCCAAACGAGTATTGTGTGTTGAGTCTGATTTTGATCGACGGCGGTTGCCGAGCAATGAATACTGGGCGAATCATCGTGAAGCGCTTCAGTTGGCCCGGCGTGTTGAAAGCGTTGAACGAGGTTTGCAGCTCGCCATCAACGGCCTCTCCACCGTCGCCGTTTATGTCAACTTGATCCAGCTCTCCATAAAAACCTTTGGCAATTGCAGAGTCGTCAGTTGCAAAGTAAAGCTGCCCGTTCAAAATTGCGGTTGCCATGATTGGCATCGAGGACAGCGTGCACCACGCGCCGGTGTTGACGTTCATGGCGTACTGCTCGTACGTGCCATCGACAACCGGCAGTTTGATGACGAGCACGTCGCTATTTGGGACAAGGTACACGTCCCACGCAACTTCATCGCGAAGGCGGCTAATAACTGGCGACAAGACCGATTGAATTTTTTGAGCCGGGCCTGGCTGAATTTCACTGAACTGCCCGTTGATCAGTCTCGACACCGGCACAATGCCAAGCTCGGACAACAACATCACGTCGCCGCCAAAGTTAGTGAAGAAGCGCCCATAGCGCGGCACGGGGCCGACATACCACACGCCTTTGATTCCAAACTTTGTCGGGTCTGACGGGTCTGTGCCCTGCCAGATCGACACGTCGCCTTGCGAGCCGACGACAACAAGGTAGTCGTCGATTCCGACGCCTGCGTCAAGCGTCCAGTTGACAAGGCCACGGACGTAGCCGCCGTTGCGCAGCGTGCCGCCCATAGGAAACTCGACCGCGGTGCCGGTGATGGCGTTGACGGTGTCGAGGTAGTACACACTTGCACTGTCCTGCACCGTGAACCACACGCGGTTCTTCCACACTGCGACGCTGGTCGGGTTCGCGGGAAGTCCGGTCACCGATTGCTGCGTCCAGGTCGAGCCGTTGTACGTCCAGTATCCAGCGCCCGGTGAAACGGCCAATAAGAAGTTGCCGGCAACGGTCGAAAACTGCGTTGTGTCCCACAAGTCGTCGGCGCTGCCTGTGCCAGACACTGCAACGGTTGGCTCAACGCCGCCGGTTGTTGCGTCGTACAAGTTGCCATCCGCGGCAGCAAAGAGCTTGCTGTTGGCCGGATTCGGCGCGTTGTACGAGAAAAGCGAGTTGATGCTTGGATCACCCGAGAGCGTCGGCGTGAAATACTGCCAGCCCTTGCGCAGTTCAGCGCCGGTCTGCTTCGGAATGAAATTGCGCATGACCAACGCGTCGGTTAGCGCCATGTTGCTAATCGGGTCGCGATAGTTCAACCCGCCCACAGGCGCAGGCGATACGATCAACTGCGACACCTGCGCAGCCGCCGCCAGTCGCGGCGTCTTCCACGACTTGAGCGGGACAAGCGGCACTAGCCGACGCCTCCAAATCCAGTATCAGGCGTGTTGGTTAGTGGCTGGATGTACGGGTACTGGAAGGTGCGCACCATCGTCAGAACCGGGGCGCCCTTTTCGTTACCCTTTCGATTTTCGTAGTTGACTTGGAAATCGCGCATTGCTGCGCTTGAGTCAAGACCTTTCATCTCAAGCCACTTCGCCCTGGCGAGCAACGTGACGAGATACGAGTCGAGCAAAATCACGTCGCCATTTTTTGTCGCGCGATTTTTGTAAAGGTCTGGATTGTCCTGGTCACGCACCCACGCGAAGCTCTGGTAATAGAACGAGAGTGTTTGGGCTTCGGTGGGTGGGACAAGGATATAGAGCTGGTTGCCGCGAACCTGCCAGTAAAACGACAGCGTTGGTAGCGTTTGGCGAATGATGAGCTGTTGCCAGAACTGCGGCGAGATTGGCCCAATGGCCGGCCACTGCATCGACGAGTTCCATTGCGTTTGATCGACAAACTCGTAGAAGTCTTCTGGAAGATCAAACGCGCGCTCGGACTGTCCCGCCGTCGCGGCCTCAATCGACATCGTGTGAACTTTTTGCAGCTCTTGCCAGTCGTTCATTGACAGCAAGTCGTAACCGGAAAGGTTGACCGCTTGCACCATCTGCTGCACAGACGGGTCAGGCGATCCCGCCGGGTCGGAAGGAGTCGGATAGCTCACCAGCGCGGCGACGTTCTGGACGATAGCCGAGAGGGAGGATTCGTCAACGATCTGATAAGCCATCCGGTTCGTTACTCCTCGTCAGTCTTGGACTTTCCCGACTTGGCACTCATCATTTTCGTAATTGCTTCAATCTGAGCCTGCAGCTCTTCGATCTTGCTGTCGCGCGCTTTCAGCTCCTCGTTCATCTTCTCGATTGGGGCGTTACCCTTCGCAATCTCAATGAACGCCTTCGCTGAACGCTTGTCTTCTTGAAATCCGAAGAACTTTTGACCCAAGTTGTCGTTTGCTTCCGCAAGTTGCTCGACAGTGTGGAGCCCAAAGAATTTGTACTCTTCAACCTTGGACGGCGTCATCTTCGGCAACGACGAGAGCGGCGTGCCCTCGATTACGTTACCGGCGCCGGCTTTCCACTTCGAGTATCGGTCGGCAAATCTACGCGCGTCGATTGAGTCAACGGGGCGCTCAATCACGCTCAACTTGTCACCCGGAACCATGATGCGGATGTAGTCAGTCTCTTTGTATATTGCGCGCCCTTCTTGCTGCGACAGGCCCGGCTGCATGACGGGCTTGCGAAAAAACTGAACGTACAACTTGGCGTCGCCTGCAAACCGATCCTCATCAAGTCCCGGCGCGTCAGCAATTGCATTCCAATCTGTTGGCGTCGTGGCGGTGTTCACCTGCATTTGAATTTTCCTTTTTTATGGTCAAAGAAAAGCGGGGCCGAAGCCCCGCTTGGTTATTAGGCGACGTTTGTTTCGTACTTGAAATCCGCGCCCGGCGCTCCGCCGATTCGCGAACCACTCAAACTAACGCCGTCTGCGCCGCGAAGTCCGATGCCTTCAACGGCAGCGCCGGTAGCCTGCGAGGCGTTGGTGTCAACGACCGCGGGATTGTCGGCATTCACTGCTGAGCTATAGGTTGCTGCCATCTTTTATCTCCCCAAAAAGCCCTACCGAGTGAGGGGTCACCCCACCCGGTAAGGCAAGGGTGACCCCCACCACGAGGTCAGGTTAGTTCTGGATACGGCCCTGGAACTGAGCACCCGAAGAGGTCATCGCGCCGGCCCATGCCAGGATCTGAACTTCCGCATCCTGGTTAATGGCGTAGCGACGATTCGGGCTCAAAGAAACCATGTTCCGGTCGCGATGCGGCCGCATGAACAGGTACTTCGTGTTGAGCATGAAGCCAGTGTTTGCCGGGCAGTAGCCGCCGATGCCGCCGTCGAGCACAACGTCCGCGTCCATGAATTTCACGGTCGGGAAGCCGAGCGAGCCGGTGGCCGGGTCGGTGAAGCGCTGCTGAGCCTGCAAGGAGCTCATGTAGTAGCTCCAGTAGGTGTTATCGAGGACGATCAAGTCCGGTCGATCAGCGCCGCGAACGAGCGACGACCACAGCGTGTTGAGGCCAGCCTGGATCGTGTTCGCGCCCGGCGTAACGGCAGCGGTCGAGAAGTCGTACAGCTTGGAGCGCCAGAACGTCCACGTCGCACGGTCGATACCACCGTAGGTGCCGGTGGTCGGATCGGAAGGCACGGCGGCGTTGAGGCCGACGACTTCCTTACCACCCGAGCCGGTGCCGTCCGAGTAGACAGACTGGGCGAGCTTGTTCGCCATCGTTGACTCGGCGACGTTGATGCGAGCCTCAAGGAGGTCGATGAACGCCTCGCGGCCGCTGTTCTGCAACTGCTCAAGGCCCGAGATCACGACCGGGCAAGCGAGCTGCTTGATGCTGAACTCGGCAGCCGAGATCACGTCCTGCGCCGCAACCGGCAACAAGTCGTAACCCGAGTAGAAGCCGGCGTTGCCGTTCTCAGCGAACGACAATTCCTGCATGATCGACGAGCCACCGCCGAACGGCTTCACGTTGCCGCGCTGGTTCAGCTTGGCAAGCAGAGCATTGTTCTTGGTGACGTTGTCAGCGATCTGACGCGTGCGCGACTGAATCGTAGTCGCAATGATGTCCGTAACGGACGTATTTGCAAAAGCCATTGTGATGAAACTCCCACATGAAAAATGAACGGGGGTAAACCCCCACCAGGTTTCAGTGGCCTACGCGAACCTTTATCAGTCCGGTATGTCTAGGTGGGCGCCAGAGGCGCTCCTAAGAGCTTCGGTGGCTGTCGGTGCTTTGGCACACCGGGGTGGTGTCTCCTTACGGGTACACCATCCCCGATGCGTTTATACCATTACCTTGAGTTTGCCGCAATAGCTGCCTCAATCGCAGATCGCACGTCGGCCGCGTCGCTCTTCGGCCCGGCGAGCGTCGGCGCGCCTGAGACACTAACAGCGGCCGCCCTAGCCTTTTGTGCAGCGCCCGTCAGTTGTTGCGCACCGCGCGTTTTGGCGCGCTGCTCCAGCACGCTTCGGACGCGTGGGTTGACCAGACACGCCTGCTTGTACGCGTCCTGCAGCGATAAGTCGCGCCCGCGGCGCTGAGCGACTTCGAGAATGTCGGCCATCTCCTCTCGCACGTCCTCGCCAAACTCGGCGCGCTCGATAAAGGCTTGCACCTCGCCGACCGCCTCCTCCTGCATTCGTTGCTGCTGTGCAGCCTGCGCCTGCTGAAACTGCGACATAAATTGCTGAACTGGCGCGAGCTGCTGCTGCAGCACCTGCTGCACCTGGTTCTGAACCGGATCGACGCGAGGTACCTCGCCGGCGAGCGCTGAATCGAGCGACTCGATAAAGCCTTGGCCGAAACGGCCGACGCCGAATTGCTTGACCATTCCAGCTACAAGCTGCGCAAGCTCGGGCGCGGTGCCGGTGCGCAACTTGGCGGCAGTCGCCATCAAATTATCAATCGCCTGCAGCGGGTTGCTGTTTTCGGCGCGAATAAACATTTCGTACGGCGCGATAACTTTGTTGAGCTGCTCGCTGAACTTGCGCGCCTCGGCCGTCTCCTGCAGCGTGCTTTGCATTTCGCGCTCGCGGCGGGCGACCTCGGCTCGAACCTCGGGTGGCAGGTTTTGCCAATGCTCTCGCACGTCTGGACGCCATGACGCTGGCGCTCGCTCTTGCGGGGTTGCCTTCGGCTCGGCTTTCGGGCCAGGTTGGATGCCTTGCGCGGGCTCGGTTGGCGCTTGGACCGCCTCGGGCGCCACCTCCGGCTTGGGGGTGTCCTTTGGCTTAAAGCGCCCTCTCTCGTCGCGCTTCTCGCTTTTGGCTACCTCCGGCGCAGGGTCTGCTGCGGACGTGGGCTCAAGCTCAAAGCTTGATTGAACTTCCGGCTCTGCGACTGGTTCTGGCGTCGATGCTTCAACAGTCTCGTCGGGCACAGCCGCTTCCAAAGCGTCTCGAATCGTGGTGGGTTCTGACATGGGTTACCTGCGGTTTTGTAGTTTCTCGATTGCTCTCTCAACGTCTTGTCGGCGAACTGATCCGCCGTGCTGCATGTAGTGCTCGCGCGCCTTCTTAGCTTTGGCCCAGTCGCTCTTGTAGTCGTCAGCGGTGGTGAGCCCCATCTTGCGCATATAGTCGCGATGCTTCTTGCGGGTGCTGATATCGGCGCCGTCGGTCGCGCGCAGGCCGTCGTAGTGACGGTCGCCCCAGAGGCTGCCCAAGTGGTTGGCGGCGTCTTTGCCTTTGCGAGGCGGCTCGTAGCCCGGCGTGATTTCGACCAGATCTTTGACCTCGTCGTCCCAGATGTAGCGCTTGCGTGTCATTGTTGTGGTATACTCAACACTATGAAAGAACTCATATTTGTCAGCTACGATGCAAAAACAGGGGAAACGTCGTTTCGGTTCTCGGACGAGTTCTCTGATTTGACGAGGCAAGAACAGCTTGAAATTGCGGAGGCGACACAAGAGCGAATACAAGCGTTAGTTGTTAACTTGCAAGCGCTCATTCGCCGCTCTTCCTCAAGTAGCTCATAATGTTATCGAGCCACTGCTGATCAAACTCTTCAAAGTCTTGATTGTTTGTTTGCAAAGATCGATGAATCCGAAACGGGTTTCGGCCAAGCGCGCGCTGCCGTTCGTATATTTTTGGGAACATAATTTCTGGCGGCACTGACTTTTGCAGCCCGCCAATGTATTCGCCAGGGATGACAGTATCGTAAGACGCGTGTGGAGTTTTAACGCTTCCCTTTTCAATCAACTTGGCATTAGGAATTGCGCGAAACGCCGTGTATCCAGACGCTCCGAGTGGAACATTTTTTAAGTCTGCTTCGGTTACTGCGTCAATAATGTCGTCATAAACTGGAAAGCCTTGATATTCGTACTCTGCTTTTCGCAAAGTATCGACAAGCGCTTTTCTTACCTGACCAGCGCCTTCCATTGGAAAGCCACCCCTTCCTAAGAGCTGGTCAAGTGCTTCTTGAGATTGCAAGCCAACAAACTCTGGCGCCAGCCGTTTAATTTCTCGATCTGCAGTAACCACGGCATTTTTGTTTGGCTTCAACACTCGCAGTTGCTTAATCATCGCCTCTGCTACGGGTGTTGAAAAATTAACGCCGTCAGAGCTCATCGCGCTGTAAACGCCGATTGGCTCTCGCCCAGTTAACTCTGCCGCGCGATTAAATTGGTTCTGCTTGCCCTGCGCGGCGCCCCGCATACTTGCCCACGCACCGCCAGGATTGTTTTCCAAAGCAAGCTGGGCGTATTGAGGGCCGCCTTCCAGCTTCACTCCACCTTCAACAGGAATTCCTCGCAATGCTCGCACTACTGAATTGGCTTTGCTTCGATCTCCCTGAACCTGCACACCAACTTTGCCGTACAACTCCTCCGGCGAAATAATTACCCGCGCCGGAGGCGGCGTAACTTCTTCAACAATTGTCTCGCCGTTTCTTAAGGCTTCTCGGTGCTGCACGCCTTTATTACGCGCAACCTTTGCCATGCGCGTCGCCCATGCTTTTTCCGCGGCCGTCATCTTGTCGGCCATACGCGTCATGTTGACGCCGCGTGCAATGCCGCCTACACCCGGCGTTGCGCCAATACCAGACAACAACATCCCAAGCTTGTCGCCGTCTCGTCGTGCTCGTTCAAAATCGCGAAACGCCAATGCCGTACCGACTCCCGGCGCAAATCCTGCAGCAAAATCAATTCCAGTGTCCGCCAGATCCGAGTCATCGCTGTTGTCTAACGATGTGAAGATGCTTGCGCGGCGGCGCAGCTCATCAATTAGTTCTTGCGAACTTGCCATTGCTTAACCTCTCGGCACAATTGGCGGCAACTGCGGGTTAGGCTGCATCGCGGCCTGCGCCATTGGCGCGCGCATCGCGTTCAACTGCAGCACCTTCTGCTCGGCGTCCATGCGCGTGTTGAGCGCCTTTGCTTCGCGCTCTTTGGCGCCAGCCATCTTCTCGGCAACTTCCGCCTGCTGTAGCGGCGAAGGCTGTTGCGGCTGCATGCCAGCGTTTTGCATCTGCGCAATTGCCTGGTCGAGAATGCCTTCGATCTCGCTTGAGACGCGGAACTTCGACACGCTCCACTGCAGCATGCGCAACAGGTACGGCGCGGCACCAGGCACAGCCTGCGCCATTGGCGAGACTTGCGAGATGAACGCGCCCAAGCCCTGCATGAATTGCACGGCGGCGTCGCGCTCAGCGGCCCAGTCCATCGCAGCCATCGAGTCGGCCTCGACAGAAATGCGGTACTCGGCAAGCTGCTCGTCTTTGATCAACTGCACCGCGGGCTGCGCGTACTGCGCGTCCGGCGTGCGCAAAATATTTGAGCGCTGCAGGATCGTATCGGGCTGGAAGTGCTTGGCAATAATTTCGGCGCGAATGCGCAGCGCTTCGGTGATCCACTCCGCAATGTAGAACTGCATGAGCTGAATGCGAGTCGAGCCGAACTGCGCCTTGATCTGCTGCGCCGTTGCGGTTTCCGAAGCGCGTGACGATCCTCGCATCACATCAGAGATGCCAAGCACCTCGTAGATCTGAACGGTCTTGTCCTGGCGGTACTGGCGCAAGCGCTCAATCGCGTTGACGACTTGATCAATCGGCAACCAATCGACCTTGCCCTTCACGCCGCCCGACTCGGCAAACATCGCCCAGTTATCGACCGGAATGAGCTGGTTCTCCGCGGCCTGGTTCAGCATGCGCTGCACGCCGTCGGCTGCCTTGTCGTACACACCGATCACTTTTGCGGCGCGCGTCAGCCAGGTGATGCGGGTATTGATTTCGTCGAGCTCGTTGAACTGATCCTCGGCGAACACGTAGTCCGCGCGCGGCATGAAGTTGCTCGAAGTGACATTCGCGATTA